ATCTCGATCTGTTCGGCAACCCCGCTCTGCCGCTGCGTGATCCACGCGGGCGCCCACAGTTCGCAAAAAGTAAGGAAAATCAGATGCTTGTAATCACTCTTGCCGCCCGTGGCTGGTCGGCAGAGCAGATCGGGCCGTTCATGGGGGCGCACCCCCAGACGATCCGCAAGCATTTTTCACGCGAGCTGGAACACGGCGCGCTGTTCCTCGAAGGCATGGCGATGCAGGTCTTGGTCAAGAAGGCCATCGGCGAGGGGCATGCGCCCTCGGTAGGCAAGCTCTTGGATATGACCGAGGCCCGCACCGCGCCGAAATCGCCTAAGGCTTCAGCCAAGGCTCCCTCGCTCGGCAAGAAGCAGATCCTGGCAGGTGAAGCCAAGACCCCGCCGCAGGGCTGGGGCGATCTTCTGAACTGATATGGCATTCGACTTCGCCTGCCCTGACTGGGCCGACAAGCTGCTGCGCGGCGAGACGCCGATTGCCGACCTCGATCTCGACCAAGTGGCAGCGGAGAAGGCGGTCGCGATCTTCAATAAGCTTCGACTGCCGGACGTGCCTGGTCAGCCCGAGCTGGCCGAGGCTGCTGGCGAATGGATGCGCGACATCGTCCGCGCGATCTTCGGCTCGATGCAGACTTCGGCGGAAGGTCCGGAGGTCCGGCAGGTTGGCGAGGTGTTCATCCTCGTCCCGAAGAAGAACGCGAAGACCACCAGCGCGGCCGCCATCGCGCTGACCTTCCTGTTGCTGAACAAGCGCAAGAATGCCGACATGCTGATCATCGGCCCGACGCAGAAGATCAGCGAAGTGGCTTTCGAGCAGGCCAAGGGGATGATCGAGGCCGACGAGTTCTTGGCCAAACGCTTGCATGTGCAGGACCACAAGAAGACGATCCGCGACCGCACGACGAATGCCCGCCTGATGGTGCGGACCTTCGGCATGAACGTGTTGACCGGGGCGAAGCCGATCTTCGCGCTGATCGACGAGGTGCACCTGCTCGGGTCGATCCCTTATGCGGCCGATGTCATCCGGCAGATCCGTGGCGGTATGATGCCGTTTCCGGAATCAGTCTTGGTGATGATCACGACGCAGTCCGATCACCCGCCGCAAGGCGCGTTCAAGACCGAGTTGCAATATGCGCGGGCCGTGCGGGACGGGACGCAGACTGAACGGGTCCGGCTTCTGCCGGTGCTCTACGAGTTTCCCGAGAAGGTGCAGACCAGCGATGACAAGCGCTGGATGGACCCGGACATCTGGCACATGGTCACGCCGAACCTAAACCGCTCGATCTCGATCGACGCGCTGAAGGATGGTTTCGCCCGCGCAAAGCAGGACGGGCAGTCCGAGCTGATCGCCTGGGCGACACAGCACCTGAACGTTGAGGTCGGTCTGGCACTGCACTCGAACCGCTGGGCCGGTGCCGACTTCTGGCAGGCTAACGTCGACCCTGAGATTGCCAGCCTCGATGCGCTCTTGGCGCGGTCCGAGGTTGCCGTGATCGGGATCGACGGGGGCGGGGCCGATGACCTGATGGGCTTGGCCGTGATTGGCCGCTGCCGCGAAACGAAGGACTGGCTGCTCTGGGCAAAGGCCTGGGCGCACCCAACCGTGCTGCAGCGACGCAAGGAGATCGTGCCTCTGCTGGAAGAGTTCCAGAAGCTCGGCCAGATGACGATCTGCGACGATCCCACGCAAGACCTGCGCGAGATCGCGGAGATCACCGCGCTGGTGTCGGACAAGGGGCTGTTGCCCGAGACGGCGGCAATCGGCCTCGACCCCGCGGGCGTGTCGGCGCTGATCGATGAACTGGCCGGCGCAGGCATCCAGCCCGCGCAGATGGTCGCGGTGGGGCAGGGCTACAAGCTCTCGTCCGCGATCTGGGGCGCTGAACGGAAACTGATGGACGGCACGCTCCGCCACGGCGGGACGCGCCTCATGTCGTGGGTCGTGGGCAATGCCCGCGCCGAGCAAAGGGGCAATGCCGTGCTGATCACCAAGGAGACCGCTGGCAAGGCGAAGATCGATCCCCTGATAGCGACCTTCAACGCGTTCATGCTGATGAGCCGCAACCCTGTTTCGGGCAATGCCCGCCCCATCCCGAGGATCCGTCAGCTATGAGCATCCTTGGTTCGCTCCGCAGCATGTTTGATCAGCGTTCAGAGGTTGTTCCCGTCCGGCGCGCTGACCCACCGATCACTTCTCCAAAGGCTGCCACATCGGTGGACAGTTCGCAGGTTCGCCGCGGCGACGGCATCTGGGAAACTTTTACCGGCATCACATCGGGCGCGCCGTCCGAGAATGCAGCGATGGCGGTGACTGCCGTCTACGCTTGCACCACCCTGATCTCGGGCGCGATCTCGTCGCTGCCGATGCATGTTTACCGCCGCGCACCAGACGGCGACCTGACGAGGGACGCTGCAAACGAGCTGTGGTGGATACTGAACGAGCAGTGGTGCCCGCGCTGGTCCGCTGCGACCGGGTGGTCGTTTGTCACCGCGTCTAAACTGCTTCACGGTGACGGGTTTGCCGAGATCCTGCGCGGGCGCAACGGAACGATCAACGGACTTGTGCCGGTCCATCCGAACCGGGTCGAGGTTATTGCAGCGTCCGATGGTTCGCGCTTGGTCTATCAAGTCCAGCCGGACCCGACAATTCTCGTGCCGGACGCTTCCGTGAAGAGTGTTCGCATCATCGACCAGGACGACATGCTGCACGTGCCGGGCTTCGGCTTCAACGGCTTGCGCGGGCTTTCTGCGCTTCGCAACTCGTTGCGTTCGGCTGGCCGTCTGGCAATCTCGGCGCAGGACTTTTCGAAGTCCTTCCTTGAGAACTCGGCTCGCCCGGACTTCGCACTGAAGACCGATGGCAATCTGGACGATGCCCAGTTCGCGCAGCTGCAGGAGCGTCTGAACGAGCACACGGGTCCACTGCGCTCGGGCAAGCCTATGATCCTCGAGGGCGGTCTCGACATCAAGACGCTGACAATGCCGCTGGAAGAAATGCAGCTGCTGGAAACGCGGAAGTTTCAGGTCGAGGAAGTGGCGCGCGCGTTCAACGTGCCGCCGTTCATGATCGGCCACACCGAAAAGACCAGCTCGTGGGGAACGGGCGTCGAGGCGATGGGTGCGGGCTTTGTCCGCTACACCCTGCGCGATCACCTGAATGCCTTCCAGAACGAGATCAACCGCAAGTTCTTCCGCACCTCGCGGCAGGTGGCGGAGTTCGACACCACCGAGCTGGAGCGCGGCGACACCAAGGCGATGTTCGAGGCAGTCCGGATTGGCCTCGGTCGCGCTGGTGAACCGCCGATCCTGACCGTTGAAGAAGGTCGACACATCCTGCGCATGCCCAAGGAAATGGTTGGCACTGTGCCCACCCCAACAGCGCCCGCGGCGCCAACCCAAGGAGGGGTCTAACATGACGCCCTACATTCGCATGCGCCTTGCCAACAAGGACAAGGGCAATTTCCGCGCCGAAGGCAACGTGCTGTGGATCTACGATGCCATTGCCTCTGACGAGGAAGAGGCAATGTGGTTCGGGGGCATTTCCCCCAAGCAGTTCATGAAAGCACTTGGCGATACGACCGGCCCTGTCACTGTGCGTGTCAATTCCCCCGGCGGTTCGGTGTTCGGCGCTCAGGCGATGGTCACCGCCATGCGAGCCCACCCCCACCTGATCACGGTGCAGGTTGACAGCCTGGCCGCCTCAGCCGCCAGCGTCATCGCGACCGCCGCCGCGAAACTCGTCATGGTGCCGGGATCGATGCTGATGATCCACAAGGCTTGGAGCATCGCGGTCGGCAACGAGACCGACATGCACAAGACCGGCGACCTGTTGGCCAAGATCGATGGCGAAATCGCAGCGACCTATGCCGCCCGCGCCGGCAAGCCCGCCGAGCACTTCATCGATCTCATGGCAGCCGAGACGTGGCTGACTGCCGATGAGGCTGTGGCCGAGGGTCTGGCCGATGAGGTCGTGACCGAGAACACCCAGCGCCCGAAAGCGCAATGGAACCTGTCGGGCTATGCTAAGGCCCCCGCCTTGCCGGAACCCGACGAAGCACCGGCTGATCCGGTCGAGAACATCGAACCTGCAGCGCCCGTCGAGCCGCCTGCAGCCCCCGACATGCAAGCCCGGCGCGCCCGCGAACTCGCAGCGCGTCTGGTTGCAAACCCTATCTGAGCGCGCCGCGCCAGATCTCCCCGCCGCATCTGCGGCATTCATCATGAAAGGACGGGACACCATGTCCATCCAAGCACTTCGCGAGAAGCGCGGCACGATTGCGGCTGCGCTTAAGGAACTGGTGGCAAAGCCCGACTTTGACACCGTGACCGACCAGGCGACCTACGACAACGCCATGACCGAGATCGACAAGATCGATGCCTCGATCAAGCGCTGGAACGATGCCAACGCCAAGCTGGCCGAAGACGCGTCGAACCATGTCGCCGCCGAAGGCCTTGAGCGTCTCGGCCGCGACAAGAACAAGCCCGGTGCCTCGCTCTACGCCAAGTGGCTCAAGGGCGGCGACAACGCGCTGAACTCGGACGAGTGGGCGACGATCCGCAACACCATGTCGACCACCACCACGACCGAGGGCGGTTTCACTGTGCAGTCGGATGTGGCTGCCATGCTGATCGACTCGCTGAAGGCCTTCGGCGGCATGCGTTCGGTTGCCACGATCCTGCGCACCGAACGCGGCAACCCGCTTTCGTTCCCCACTTCGGACGGCACCTCGGAAGTCGGCGAATGGATCGCTGAAAACGTGACCGCCACCGCCGCTGATCCGGTGTTCGGCTCGCGTTCGCTGCCGGTGTTCAAGGCCTCGTCGAAGATTGCCGCCGTTCCCTACGAACTGCTGCAGGACTCGCAGATCGACATCGAGGCTTTCGTCAACGCGCGCCTTGCCACCCGTCTGGGCCGCATCACGAACACCGGCTACACCGTCGGCACTGGCACGGCGCAACCCACCGGCGTGGTGACCGCTGCAACCACTGGCGTGACCGCTGCGAACGCGACTTCGCAGGTGACCACGATCATCTACGACAGCGTCATCAACCTGATCCACTCGGTCGATCCGGCCTATCGCGCGCTCGGAAACTGCCGGTTCATGATGCACGACACCTCGGTTCGGAACGTGCGCCAGATCAAGGACACGACTGGCCGTCCGATCTTCGTGCCCGGGTATGACGCTTCGAACGGAAACCTGTCTGCGCTTTCCGCTCCGGACACGCTGGCCGGTTACCCGATCGTGGTCAACCAGGACATGGCGGTCATGGCCGCCTCGGCCAAGTCCATCGCGTTCGGCGACTTCAGCTACTACTACATCCGCGACGCGATGGATGTCTCGATGTTCCGCTTCACGGACTCGGCCTATGCCAAGCTCGGACAGGTCGGCTTCCTTGCGTGGATGCGTTCGGGCGGCAACCTGCTCGACACCGCAGCCGTGAAGCTGTTCGTCAACGCCGCGTCCTGATCCGCCAGGTCGAGAGAAAGGACGGGGCGCTTTAGGGCGCCCCGTTGTTCCCCTTTTCATCAGGAGCCATCATGGCAAAGACCCAGCCCGAAGCGGTTGAAGCGCCCGCAGCGCCTGCGCTCGTTTCCGTCCGCCTGAAGTCGATTTACAGCGGCCACGAAGGCAATCCCGGCCCTGGCACGATCATCGAGGTCGATGCCGACGAAGCCGCGCGCCTGGTCGAGGTCGCCGGCGCCGATCTGGTCGAACCCGTCACCGAGTAATCCAAGGGCCCGGCGATAGTCGGGCTGCACCACTGAAGAGGGCTGCGAATGACCGACCGCATCTGGACACCCGCCGACCTGACCGCGTCGGCGGTGGCAGTGGCGGATCTTCGCAGCCACCTTCGTATCGACAACACCGACGAGGATGCGTTGATCACTGCCTATGGCCTCGCCGCCACGGCAATGGTCGAACGCTACACTCAGCGCCTGATGGAGCGCCGCAGCTGCGTTTTGAGCCTCTCCGATCTGCCCACAGGCCAGACGCCAATCCCGCTTTCTGGCGGCTTGGTCGGCGCAATCACCTCGGTCGTGGTCGACGGTGTTGCTGTGACCGGCTGCACCGCAATCGGCACCTCGCCTGCCATGCTCATTCCGGCCGCCGATTGGCCCACCGTCACGGGTGAAGGCTATCCGGTGGTCATCACCTATACTGCGGGCTTCATGACGCCGCCTGCCGACCTCGCCGCAGCGGTCATGCTGATCGTCGGCGATCTCTTCCAGAATCGCAGCAACAGCAGCGAAGCATCGATGTCGGAGGTTCCGATCAGCGCGAAAGCACTGATGCAGCCGCACCGGATCATGCCACGATGATCGGCCAACTCGACCAGCGCATCACCTTCCAGCGCATCGCAGCCACGGCAGACGGCATCGGCGGCACGCTCGAGACGTGGGCCAACCTGACAGCCACCCCGACCGTCTGGGCCAAGGTCACCCCGCGCATCGGCAAAGAGACGATCGACGGCGGCCGCATGAACGCGAGCGCCATGGCCACCTTCACCGTCCGCTACCGTGACGACATTACCGAACTGGACCGCATCCAGTGGCGGGGCGAGGCGTGGAATATCCGGCGCGTGATGCGCAAGACGCAGCGGGAGCTTTACATCGAAATCGACGCCGAGCGCGGGGTGTCACAGTGAGCAAATTTGACGTGCAGGTTACTGGCGTCGACGACATCGGCCGCATTCTTCTGGATCTCGGCCCACGCGAAGCAACGAACCTGATGCGAGCGACCGTGCAGGACATGGCGACACAACTTGCCAAGGATGCAAAGGCGAGAGCACCGGACGACGCAAGCACGCCAGCGCCTGACCTACGCAGCGGCATCAAAGCCAAGCGCGACCGGTCGGCAGCCCGTGGCGAGGTATCAAGTTCTGTGCGCGTCTTCGGCGCGTTCTATTGGCGAATTCTTGAATATGGCGACGGCCCTGACGGCGTCGAGCACGCCTTTTTTATGAAGGCAATTGAAGAAATGCGGCCAAACTTGGAGCGGACGTATCTAGAAGCGTTCGCCAAGAAACTAGCAGCGCGGCTGGCGCGAGAACGGAAGCGGGGCGTTTAATGGCTGGGGAAGTCGAAATCCAGCGGGCGCTTTACACCGCGCTATCGCCGCTTGGCCTAAATGTGGTCGATGTCGGCAAGCAGACAACGGACGGCGGAAGCGCCACGCCGTTCCCTTATGTTGAAATCGGGGCAATCATTTTGACGCCGTTTGATACGGCGACCGAAACGGGCTTCAACTTTGTTGCCCGCCTCCACACGCGCAGCAGGTCTGGTTCAATGGCCGAGGCCAAGGGAATTCAGGGCCAGATGTATGCCCGCCTGCACCGTGGTCTGCTTACCGTCACCGGCTTTAACTTCATCATGTGCCAACGCGACACCAGCACGACCGAATATGCGCCAGACGGCTCGTTCCACGGCATCTGCGAGTATCGCGGGCTTGTTGAAGCCACCTGATCCCCCCCCCCCGCCTGATAGGAGAAAATCATGGCAAAAGCACCGGGACGCGCCGCGTCAGTCCTTAAGAACTCCGTGGCCATCGCTGGCGTGCGAGTCATGACCATAAAAATCGACAATGCGTCGATTGATGTGACCGACAAGGACAGCTTGGGTATCGTCGAGGTTCTGTCCACAGCGGCCACGCGGCAGATCAGCCTGTCGGTAGAAGGAATCTATAAGGAACCGGTTTTGCGCGACATCGCGTTTGACCCTACCGCGTCGCAGTTGCTGACCGACCTCACTTTCAAGTTCGCCGATGGCCTGACAACAAAAGACACCATTGCCGGCAACTTCTTCATGACCAGCTATGAGGAGGGCAACCCATATGAGGATGCTGTAACCTTTTCGGCATCGTTCACTTCGTCTGGCGCTTGGACGCTCGCTTGATGCAGGGCTTTGATGATGTGACGCTCAGCTGGAAAGGTGTGGATTACACCATTCCAGCCGACCGTGTTTTTGATCTGGTGCGCCGGATCGAGGACATCGTGATGAACGGCGGCACAACCGCCGCCTTCGTCTTGCTACTGCAAAACCGCGTCTCGCAAAGCACGCTTGCTCTGGCCTATGCCGAAGCGCTCAAGCATGCGGGCGCAAAGATCACTCCGTCCGAGGTCTATCTTACCGTGATGCAGGGCTTTGCAGACAACGCAGCCGAAGCGGCAGCGCTGGTGCAGAACGCCATTGTCGGGCTGATGTGCATCATATCACCACCCATGGCGTTGGAAATCCTCGGAAAGTCTGAAGAAAAAAAGACCTAGGGGCTGACGCCAAGCCGCTGGTGCAAACGCTGTTTGACATCGCGGTCGGCCAGTGGGGGTGGCGCCCCGAACAATTCTGGCGGTGTCGGCCCGGCGACTTCTGGTGGGCTTTCAAAGCAAAATTACCGCCTGAGAAAATCAACAAGCCCGCGCAGCTACGCGAGCTCTACGACCTGCTGACTGCGGCAGAGGCTGAAGGACAGAAAACCCATGGCTAACATCGTCGGCGAAATCGCGATCAAGGTCGGCGCTGACATCAGCCAACTCACGACCGAACTGAACAAGGCTTCAGGGAAAGTCGGCAAGTTTGGCGAACAAGCCGATGGCATGGGCGCAAAGATGGCCAAGATGGGCGCGGCTGCGGCTGCGGCATTCGGCGTCATCAGCGGCGCGGCGCTGGCTGTCGGTGGCGCTGCAAAGTTTGTGGCCGATACCTCCCGCGAGATTGAACGCCTTGCGGTGATCTCAGGCACAAGCAT